TTTGCTGCAATTAATGCAAAAGTGGCAAATATAGTTGGTCTTGGATATAACCTAGATCCAACCCTAAAAGTTTTACAAATGTTAGAAGATGTAGATGATCCAACATTGCTTTCAAAAAGACGTAGAAGAATTGATTTAGCAAAACAAGAAATCCAAGAGTGGTTAGAGTCAAGAAACGATGAGGACACGTTTACCTCTACATTAATCAAGGCTTACATTGACAAAGAAGCAACTGGAAACGGATACCTTGAAATTGGTCGTAAAGTAACTGGAGAAATTGGATACATTGGTCATATTCCTTCTTCTACAATACGAGTTCGCAGACTTCGTGATGGCTTTGTTCAAATTGTTCAAGGAAAGGCTATATTTTTTAGAAATTTTCAGGATACAGAGCAAGCAAATCCATTTGGTGTAGATGCAAGACCAAATGAAATCATTCATCTTAAGGGATACACCCCTATGAATACTTATTATGGAATTCCTGCAATTGTTGCAGCAAAAAATGCTATGGCAGGTACAGAGTTTGCTTCCAGATTTAATCTTGAATATTTTGAAAACAAAGCAACTCCAAGATACATATTTTGGGTAAAGGGAGCTAAGCTTTCTAAAGATGCAGAAACAAAACTGTTTGAATTTTTCCAAAATAATCTTCGTGGTCAAAGCCATAGAACATTAGTTATTCCAATTCCTGGAGATCAAGATGGTCAAAAGATTGACGTTAAAATGGAAGCTGTTGAAGCAGGAGTTCAAGAAGGCTCCTTTGATAAGTATCGTAGATCAAACCTTAGTGAAGTTTTAATGGCACATCGTGTTCCTATTTCAAAGGTTGGGGCTGCTGAAAACATTTCTCTTGCAAATGCTCGTGAGGCAGATAGAACATTTAAGGATCAAGTTTGCCGTCCAGAACAAGATGCACTAGAAAAAAGCATGAATAGAATTATTGCTGAAAAAACAGATATGTTTAGACTTAAATTTAATGAACTTACCCTTACAGACGAAGATACTCAGTCAAAGATTGATGAAAGATACCTTAGAATGCAAGTAATTCTTCCTAATGAAGTTAGGTCCAGAAAAGGCATGACAGCTCTTCCAAATGGAGATGTTCCTGTTCAATTAACGGCTCAAGGTCGTGCAGAACAAGCAACTCAAGCATCTGGAAATAGAAATAGAGATCAACAAAGAGAAGCAAATACTGCAGACACTGGAACTGGTGCTAGGGTGGCACAGGGTGAGGGAAGACAACAATCATAACACTATAGTAACAAAAGTGTTATATAATTAAAATGTTATGGTAGATTTACAAAAGGCATCTCTTACTACCAACGGTCAACAGGTAACTTTGACCATGCCCATCTCTAAGGTGGACGTAGAAAAGAGAATAGTTTCTGGTTTCGCAACCCTTGACAATATTGACCGTCAGGGTGATAGAGTAACCGCTGAGGCATCCCAAAAAGCATTTGAAAACTTTAGAGGCAATGTACGTTTAATGCACCAGCCAATTCCTGCAGGTAAAGTTGTTAACTTTAGGACAGAATCGTTCTTTGACCCAGGAACAAATAAGCAATACAATGGCGTTTACGTTGATGCTTATATTTCAAAAGGTGCTACTGATATCTGGGAAATGGTTTTAGACGGTACACTTACTGGATTTTCAATTGGCGGTAACGTAAAAGACTCAGAGCCAGTGCTAGATGCAGAATCAAAATCTACCGTTAGAATTATTAAAGACTATGACCTAGTAGAGCTTTCCCTTGTTGATTCTCCTGCAAATCAACTTGCAAACATTTTTTCTATTCAAAAAGATCTACAGGGTGGATCTATTGCAGATGGTATTTTTAACAAGTCAAACATTCAAAATGTTTTTTGGTGTGAAAATGACGAACTTGCATACACAGATGAAAATGAAGCACATTCATGTGCAAACTGTGGAGATGACCTAAAATCAATCGGTTGGATTGATGAAGTTACACAAGAAAATGTAGCCAAGGCAGTATTTGCCATGATTGAAAAGGCACAAAATGTTGTAACAAATGAAGAAACTGCAAACAAATATCCAGATCAAAAGAAAAAGTTTAAGTCCGATCTTGAGACCAAGAAAAAGAAAGACAAAGAAATGTCTAAGGGCTCATTCTCTGTTGGAGATTTTGTACAATGGGGATCATCAGGCGGAACCGCTCGTGGAAAAGTAACAAGAGTAGTAAACAATGGTAAAATTAATGTACCTAACTCTTCTGTAACAATTTCTGGCACTCCAGAGGATCCTGCAGTAGTTATTACAGTTTACAGAAAAGAAGGAAATTCATGGAAGCCAACAAACACAAAAGTGGGGCATAAAATGAAAACACTAAGGTCATGGACAGCAAAAGTTGTTAAAACCCTTGGAACCAATATAGGCTTACTACCAAATGAGGTAGTAAAAAAGGCAATTGAAACACAGTCAGTTGCCAACCAAATTATCAAAGGAGGTGTTGAAGTGGCTGAAAACACAGAAGACACAACAGTAGAAACTGTAGAAGAAGAAGTAACCGTTGATGAAGTAGTTGAAGATGTAGAAGTTTCCGAAGGTACAGAAGTATCTGAAGAAGCTCCAGCAGAAGAACTAGCTAAGTCTGACGAAGTTTCCGAAGATGCAGAGGTTGCAGATGCAGCCGAAGAAGTCACAGAAGAAGTGACTGAAGAACCTTCCACCGAAGATGGTGAGGCAACTGATATTGAAAAGGCTTTAAATGAAATTAAAGATTTTGTTGCAAGTACATTAGAAGGATCCGTAGCAAAGAACAATGAAACAATGACTGCTGTAACAACTACAGTGGCAGAAGTTACAAAGGCTTTGACTGACAAGATCTCAACAATTGAATCTAACAACGAAAACTTAAATAAAGCACTTGCTGATATCACAAATGCAATCGCTTCTATCAATGGAAGAATGGAAGCTGTAGAAGAGGATACAGCAGTAAAGAAGTCTGGGGAATTGGAAAATTCTCCAGTAAAGGCTACCACAATGACAAAATCGGCGTGGGGTGGACGCTTCCTCGGCTCCGCAGAATACCTAAATTAAAAAATGAAAAGGCAGGTGAAATAAAAAAAATGAGTGATAATATTATTGAAAAGGCTGCAGCAAGTGGTACAGTACTATCCCCACTAGATTCCCCAGGTGCTATGACAGCACAGGGTAACTCTAATGACAATGGTGGTGTATTAAACCCAGAGCAGTCACGACAGTTTATTGACTATATCTTTGATGAAATGGTTCTCGCTAATGATGGTCGTAAGGTCGTTATGAGAGCCAACACAATGGAATTGGATAAGGTTCGTGTTGGTTCACGTCTTGTTGCTAAGGCAACACAGGCTGAAGATACAGGTTCTAATGCAGCTCCTGCGTTCACAAAGATTGAACTTACAACAACAAAGTTCCGTCTAGACTACGAACTTTCAACAGAATCCCTAGAGGATAACATTGAAGGAGAGCAGCTAGAAGATCACATTGTACGCTTGATGGCAACTCAGTTCGGAAACGACCTAGAAGACATCGCAATTAATGGTGCATCAGGTGCAACATCTGGTTACTACCAGAACACACTTAATGGATTCATTAAGCAGATTCGTGACACATCCTACTTGGGTGCCCACGAAGCAGCAGCAGCAAAAGCAACAATGACATCTCTATGGGATAATGGTGCAACAGGAACAACTCCTCTATCGCTAGAAGCGATTGAAGCAGTTTACAATGCTCTACCTCGTAAGTTCAAGGCTCGCCGTCAGGATCTTAAGTTCTACATGAACTCTAAGCACCTACAAGAGCTTATCTCAGCACTTCGTAATATCGGTACAGTACCAGAAGCAGTAGCAGCTCGTGTTATTGATGGAACGCTTCCACAAATTGGTGGACCAGCGGGAGCTCAGTACATGATCTTCGGACTTCCAGTACTTGAGGTACCTTTGTACCCAGATAATTACCTAGATCTAACACTCCCAAGCAACAGAATCTGGGGCTTCCAGCGTGATGTAACCGTACATCGTGAATTTAAGCCAAAGAAGGACACAATGGAGTACACAGTATACGTCCGTATGGGTGTAGCTGTAGAAGAGAAGTCTGCAATTGCATACGCAGAACAGGCATAAATAATTCTCTACCTAAAACAGGGGCTGCTTTTTGCAGCCCCTGTTCTATTCTTAGTGTATAATTTATGATAGGAGGATTTTATGTTTAAAGATAAAACAGTTTATGAATTAAAAACAATATGCATGATGTATAATATTGAGTACCCAAGTGGTGCCAAAAAAGCAGGAATTTTAAAAGCAATTGAAGAATCTGGAATTACTATTGAAAAGTATGAAGAAGACCTAGAAACCCAAGTATCATCTACTGACGCTATTGAAGAAATAAAAGAAGTTGTTGTTGTAGAAAAAGAAAAAGTAAAAACAACCAAGCAAGATTTTATGCTATTAAAAATGATCCATCCAAGAGGGGCACTTAATGTTGGAAATGGAGTAGTGTTTACTATTGACCAGCCATTTAAATCCATTTCTAAGGAAAAGGCAAACGATATTTTAGCAAGAGCAAAAGACGAAGTAAGGGAGGCTACCCCAGAAGAAGTCGCTGGATTTTATGGGGTAAAACTATAGTAAATGAACGAATATTTAAGATCTGATGGAGATACTCTAACAATTCCATATACCGCACCATCTGGAACAGACTCTATTGTTTTTAATGTGTACGACTTAGATTTAGAAGAGTATATCCAGGCAGATGAGTCTTTGGCAAAAAGAGCAACGGTAACGGCAGCAACTGGAAATGGAACAACAATTACCTATACGGCATCTAATACTTTTGCAGTTGGTGACATAGTTACTATTACTGGATTAACTACAACAACTGGATCAACTCTTAATAAATCAAATGTTGTAGTAGCAACAAGGTCAAGTTCACAATTTACAGTTACAAACTCAACAGTTGGAACCGCAACATCAACACAATCTGGTAAAGCGTTACATATAACAACTGCATTTAATTTAATTTTAAATCAAGACGTTACTGCGTATGATAGAAGAATAAAAATTGAAATTCAAAGTATTACTTCAAACACATACACAGAGGACGAGCTTTATGGAAGCTTAATTAGACCATATGCAACCGCACAAGAAATTGCAACTTATGGAGACATAACAATTGTTTCGTCAAATCCTGGTCCAGGAGAAGCAACTGAAGCTCAACTAGTAAAGCAAGAAAAAAGAGCAAGATTAGTAATAAATTCTATTCTTAGTGATGCATTTGTATTTAAATACAAATCTGTTGGAACTCTTGCTCAAGGAACTGACTTTCTTTACTTGGGTCAAAGAATTGAGTCATTTGACAAGATTATAAAAGATGATCAAGTAGTTTATGATTTATCTGAAGATCCAGAAATAAATCTTTTAGAATACCCCTTGGCAATTTCTTCAAGTAAGTATAACCTAAAGGTTACTTTGTCTGAAGAAAACATTAGCGAGTGGACAGACGTAAGTGTTTTAAAAAATCATGGCTTTTTTGAGAAAAATAGCTCCTATATTGTTCGTGGAGAATATGGGTGGAAGTATATTCCAGTAGATATTAATCAAGCAGTTTGCGAACTAGCCTCAGATATGATTTGTTCAGATTATGGATATAGAAAGAAAGGCATCAAGTCAATTAAAAACGATGCGTACTCAATTGAGTTTACTCCAGGATCTGCAACTGGAAACCTAATTGTTGATAATTTAATTGCTCCTTATAAGAGATTTGACATCTGGGCGGTGTAGAGTATGGTTTGTTTAACTGGATCATCTTACACAATGAAGGCAGATATTTACGTTCCAACAAAAACTCAGGATCAAAATACTGGTGCTGTTATAAAGACTTGGGTAAATAATAGAACAATATTATGTTCTGCAAAAGGTATTGTTAGAGATACAATATCAGACAATTCCAGTGCCGTTGACATTAAAAACTATTTAACGGCTGTTAGCAATATTGTAAAAATTAGATCTCTTGCTGCAATAAACTCAGAAGATAGGGTAGTTGCCATTAGAAACTCTTTTGGTGTTGTGTGGAACGAAGATGATACTATATCTAGTCAGGGCGGTATAGATGGTGCAACCATATTTGAGCCTAGAGGAAGCACCCCAATAGTTGACTTTGATGGAAGGGTTCTTGAGTACGAAACAGTATTACAAAGACAGGAAATTCAAACCCTGGAGTCATTGTAATGGCTAGAAGAATAAACACTTCATCCCTAGACTCCGTAACTAAAGCCAAAAAAAAGAATCATATTAGAACTGGAAATATGGTTGAAAAAATTGTTGCAACCGTAAAGTTTAATTCAGAGCTTATTAATCAAATAAATAATGAGCAAAAGCCAAGAATACAAGAGCAGGGTTTAAAGCTAATAGCTACCTACTTTGAAGCATATGTTGATAACTTGGCAAGAATGAATCAAAGTAAATTTCACCACTTATACGAGCCAGGAAAATCTGGAAGTAAAGATTCAAGACTTTTTGAAGCATCAGTTTCTGGTAAAACAAGACCAACCTTAACTTATAATTTTACCCAATCAGTAATTCCTAGTGAAAGCGGATACGTTTTTCAAAATAGGGCTTTTGTTATGGAAAATGGAATACCACTAAACATATCCGCAAAAAATTCAGAATATCTTAGGTTTGAATACGAAGGTGAGTTCTATTCAAAAAAACAAGTATATGTGGCAAATCCTGGAGGGGCTGAGGTTGAAAACTCATTCTCAGAAACCTTTAATGCCTTTATGACCTCAATGGCAGATGATGTTTTAAGAGAATTAGGTTTCTTCCAAAAAATTGAGCGTGGTATAGCAAATGAATCTAGGATTGCACTTGCTAGGGTTTCTACTGGTAAAATAGAGGGTATGGCTGCAGAAGCAGCTAAATCTGCAAATAGCATTGTGAGGGGGCTAAAGTAATGAACTACAAAAAATTGCCTATTAAAATTATTACAGACTATTTATGGGATCAGTTTAATAAAGACTATCTTGCAGCTAAGGTAGCAAATCCAAAAAATACTGGAGAAACAGACGCTGCCTATGAAACTAGAATAGCTGGAATTTGTGTTTGGTCTCCATATAGATACCCAGACTTTGTTCCATTTTTTCCAGTATCAGAAAGCCTTGGTGCTAGTACCGAAACGACCCCATTTGTTATATATGACTTTCTATACACCCCATCATCAAATACCCAGTGGTTTATTGACTGTGAAAAGGCAGTACTAACTATAGTTGGAGAGATGTCTCAAATTTACTATGTAAGAAGCTTTATATATGAGGCATTAAAGAAATTTGATATATCTGCCCAAGAAATTAATGACTTTGCTCAAGATTCAGATGTCAAGTTTAAGTATGTTAAGTGTGATCAAGCTAACTACATTCTTGACGAAAAAAGAATTGACAGCTTTAAGCCTAAATTCGTAACATCCTTGGTATTAACCTATGACTATACTAAAGTATAGTAGTTATGGTATTATTATCTAGAGGAAGCAAGCCACGAAAGTCAAATCGTTTAAAATGACAGGAGGTGTAAATTTACACTATGGCAATTGGTAATGCAAATAATATTATCGTTGGTGCAGGTGCTCTTTATGTAGCAAATGCAGCATCGGTAGACACAGAACTTACAGAAGAGCACTTGGTACACGCCACAGGCGTTGCTGGAACTCTAGCTGCATCATCCGCAGGAACTCTACAAGATCCAAACAATCTTGTAGGAAGCTCCAAGTGGGAGTCCGTTGGTTATACATCAGAAGGTGCTGAACTTTCTTTTGAACCAGATTACGGCGAAGTACAAGTTGATCAACTTCTTGACGTAGCTAAGATCTTCAAGCAAGGTCAAAGAGTTATGCTTAACACAACTCTTACAGAAGCTACTCTTGAGAATCTTCTTGTAGTCGTTGGTGGAGCTGCAGGTGACTTGACAACATCAGGTGCAGACCTAGATGTTT